GAAATGAAGTTCTACGAACATCTAATCCAATAGCAATACCAGAAGGTGGAGTCATTGTTACTCTAAATTGGTTAGCTCTAGCACCACCACCAATCAGATTTGCTTTAAAGTCATCTATACTAGCCATCTTATCCTCCTACCTCAGAAAATGATACGCCTGTTCTTACAGCGATAAAGTTAAGTGAAATGAAGTTAATAGAACGATTGGGTTTGATAAAGATATCTGCAACAAATTCGTGTCGCTCAATAACATCAAGTGCATTATTTGTTCCATCTGCAATAACACTAAAGTCTGTTATTCCCCTTCTTCCCTGTATATCTCTCAAAAAAGGTTCAACTAAGTTTCTAAATTGTGCTCTTGTAAACTCATCATTGAACTCAAAGAGTTGGAATTTAGCAGCAGTTGAAATTGCCTTTTCAAGAAGTAAGAACAAACGCCTTACATTGATTCTATCAAATGCACTTGGTTTTGAAAGAGCAGTCTTGTCACCAAACAGAACCACACCTTGGCCTGGGAAATTGACAACAGGATTTATTCTTGCCTTGTAAAGTTGATCTCGTTCTGCCTTAGTTGGGTTGAACGAAAGTTTTACTGCACCTCTAACATTTCCTCTATTGAAACCAGCAGGGGAAAAGAATGAATCTGCAATTTGGTCTGTGAAAGCACAAAGACCAGCAGTATCACCATTCAAAGGTACGAAACGGAATACATCGTTGTACTTATCGTACATATACTTATAACCACTATCGAAAACCATATAAGATGAACTTGGGCAAGTATTGAAACCATCTACAACATTTTTAGTTGCAGTGATTGAATCTGCGATTCCTACTGTAGCACCACGATATGGAGAAACAAATCCTACACAATCTCTGCGAGTTTCAACAAGTGAAGTAATCATGGTTACATGAGTATCCATTGCAGCTTCTGTGTCTGCAACAATACTTGAAGGCCCACCTAACACTAGATTTATATCTAGGGCTTCTGTGTTTGCAAACAAGTCGTATGCGAGTTCAACTTCACCAGCTGTTACACTATAATCATCTGTACCGCCAGTCAATGCAGAAACATCAACTCCAGATACTAATGTATAGTCTGTACCAGTTGCAATATCTGTTCCCCAGTTAGAACCAGCAGCAAGATGGTCTGTCCAGTATATGAACTGTGATTGTGCAAAGATAACATCTGAATAATAGTTGTTAGAACCTTCAGATGTTTTTGCATTAGGATTTTTTGACATATTAGCAAATACTTCAATCATCGCAGCAGTTCTTTGTCCAGCAACATCAACATCGAATCCTGTAACATCTCCTGTTGTGTCATATACTGCAACATGAATTTCGTCTTTTTCTCCACGACCATTTGCAGTTGACCAAGCAGATGTGCCGGGCGCTGAATCAAATAAGTCAGAGAATCTCCAACGTCTTGTAATAAGTGAGTTGTCTGGAATGATTGTTTGCAAACCAGCTCCAGCAGGGTCATCAAGGAAACGAATTGTTAAAGTTTCACTTGAAACAGCAGTTACTTCGTATTCTTCACCTTTTGATTCTACTTGTGTATCTTTTGAAAATACAAGAGGTATGTCGTTTGCAACTATGATTGCTTTATCAAGAACAAGGTTTTGTTGGTCAGTTATTGATGCAACTTTAACAACTACATCTCCGTCTGATATACCAGCACCAAGTACTCTATCTCCAACTACGATTGTACCAGAGTTTCCGTCAACTACTAAGTTTTTAGTAGCAACTGTGATTGCACCAGCAACTGTTGCAACAACAGCTGAAGCAGTTTGGAAAGAAATGATATCACCGATTGCGATTGTAGCATCAGTTGCATCTTGGTTATCTACTGTAATTGATAAGTCACCAACTGCACCAGCACCATTTACTAAGTTTAGTGAACCTAATGGTTGTGCAAACGCTCTTGCACTTGGACAGATATCAACACCAAGTGAGTTACCATGTGTTCCAGCAGTCCTTGCGGCCCATTCTCCATGAGAACCAGATCCATCTTCAAAAGATGCTTGATAGTGGTCGTCATCACGAATGAGAATACCAGAGTTTGCACCAGCATTTAAAATACCAGAAGCAGCTCTAACTACTTTTAAATTATCTGCATATTGTAGAAAGTTTGTAGCAGTAAAAAATGTTTCAAAATTACTTGAATTTGGTTTACCGAATACTTGTACCAGTTGTTCTTCTGAAGTAATTGTTGTTACTGAAGAAACTGGCCCTTTTTGAAACGCACCGGCGATTGCACCAACAGAGGTTGCAACAGCTGGAACTACATTCGTTAAATCTACTTCTCTGACACTAACGCCAGGCGAGACTAAAAATGACATAATTCTTGCTCCTTAATCTAGAGATTACTCTTTTTGTTAATAGTATTTATAAAAACTAAGTTTCTAAAAACTGTGTTTTATATGCTGTAAAACTTATAAATACATGTATGGTAAATAAACATTACGAAAAATATAAAGAAACTATTAAAAAGGTAGCTCGTAGGAACTATCAAAAAAGAGTATCTTGGTTAAATAATCATCTTGGTGACGAATTTTGTATTCATTGTGGTGAAAGTGAAACTGTATGCCTTAAACTTTATCCACATGATGTATTAATTCGTAAACAAGCAAAACGTGTTGGTACTAATAACGAAAGTAGAAAAGAAGTGCATAAATTAATGAATCAATGTAAAGTTGTTTGTTTTAATTGTTGGATAAAACTTGACAATGATTTAATTGAGTTTCTTTAATAACTGCATACTATCTATAATTTTACAAAGTTTAACTTAGTTACCAATTAGAGTCATAATCTCTAACGATTGGACTCCATTTTGTTCCGTATTCGTCTACCATAGTACCTAAGTTTTCATCTTCTAATCCATTAACTTGAAATCCAAATGGAGCCATATCTTGATCTAGTTGATCTTGATTTTCTCTATACATCTGTTCTCTAATATCATTGTTTGTAAGTTCTTTAAAATATGTCTGGTCTGTTACCCACGCAAAGATAAACAAACACGCAACCATATCATCATGGCATCTGTCGTCTGCTTCAAAAGATGAACCTTTAGAAATAAATGTAGATAGTTCGTTGATTGTATCAAAATCTTCTACGATAAGTTTATTATCTTCAATCAATTGTTTTAGATTAGAACACCCTATTTTTTTAACCGCTTTAGTTGTTCTTACACCCAACTGAGCTCTACCACCAGAGAAACCACCACCCAAGATTTGTCCAGCACGACCACGCATAGATGCCATAATAAGGTTATCGTATTCCATATCAAACTGCATTGCGTTAGCAACCTGTTCTCCAATATCATTTACTTCAATCAAAACAAATGCCATGTTATATGCCTTTGCAACTTGATATATTTTCTGTGGAAACAACAGGGGTTTTATTTCGTTATCTCTGTACTTTGCAACCATCTTGTACGGAACTTCTGTAACATCAAATACAATGTACGCTGAGAAGTCGTTAGCTACTCCTCTGGCGACATCAGCAGTCAATAGGTAGGTATTACCCTCCTTTGGTTGTACATAGACATCTAATCCAGCATTTGACTGAATTGGAGTTTTATATGTCAAACTTCTTAACTTTGATGGAGATATAAGTGTATTAATAGAACCAAGAAACTCACACTCAAATTCTGTGTTAAATTGTTGTTCACTTGTGTTTGCAATAGTTTCCTTTTTCCATTTATCATCTCGGCCTGGCACTTCACTCCAGTGAACCTCTATAGGAATATAACTATTTCTTCCTTCCTCTGCATCTACCCATAGTTTGTAAAACATATTCATACCATGAGGTGTGCTTACTATCATTACTTTTGTAGTTTTACCTGATGAGATGGTAGGATATACAGAACTAAAAAATTGTTCAGCAACATTGGATGGTACATACGCAAACTCATCAAGGAAGATAATGTTATAAGAACCACCACGAACCGCACTTGCAGAAGTAGAAGATGCAAGTATTTTAGAACCATTTTCTAATTCTAAAGAACCCTTGTTCCAAGACATAACTCCTTGTTGTAACCAGTTGGGTAAATTTTCATACGCAAGTTGTAGTCTGCCTAACAAATCTCTTGCAGTTGAAGCTTTGTTTGCGAGGATTGCAATATTAACACTATCGTTAAATAATGCATAGTGTAATAAATATGAGATCATAATAGTAGACTTACCAGATTGTCTTGGTAGTTTACAAATTGTAAAGCGATTGTTATGAAATGTTCCAACCATTTCTTTTTGGAAGTCGTACATTTTGAAAGGAACTAAACCTTCATCAAGAGAAACAATTTTTACATAATTTTGAATAAAGAATAGGGGATCTTCCATACACTTTGAATATTCAAGTAATTGTTTCTTAGTCCAATTTTGAGATACATTGGCTCTTTTGAGTAGAGGATTTCCAAGATAAGCATTTTTGTTATCTTTTGTTTCAATCACTTATCTGTACCCTTTAACATTTTTTGTAGTTCAGCAGTAGAACCAACAAACAATGCATTAGTTACACTTTTGGGTGCGTTGTTAGGAACTTCTTTTAGTTTTCTCATTTTTTCTTGAAGGTCTGCAAGTTTTTCTGTTACTTCTGCAACTTGTTTAATGCCATTCAATGCAACTTCATAAGTTCTTGGGTGTTCTGATTCTTTTGCAAGTTCAAGAATACCATCTATAGCATCTTGACCACGCTCAATAAGATTATAAAGATTTTCTCTTTGATATTTGTAATCGTTGTCAATATCATCTTCATTGGTAGCTGGTACAACGCGAGGAACATTACTCTGTTCCTTAATTGATTTTTCGATAGGGTCAGACTCTAGTATTCCTAAAGCCCCACCAATAATTTTATCAGCGTCTTTCATAACAATCCTTAATTTTCAATATTTACTTTACGTCTGTTCCAGAAACAGGATCATAAGTTTTCGCATCTTCAAAGAATGATGATGTTTCACTGAAACCGAAATCGTCATCTGCATCAGCTGATGATGGATTAGGAGTAACTGTATATCTCTGTTCTCTTTTGGGAGAAACTTCTGGTAGATTTGCAAACTGATCGACCTGTACAGTCTTGATAACACTTGAAGAAGTGACAGGGCCATATAGATAAAACTTAGTTGTAAATGATAAGGTGTAAATGATTGCACGGCGACTTTCAAAGTCACCTTGATAATTGTCCTCGTAACTAACATCTGTCAAGATAATAGGAACATCTTTCTTAATTCCCATATCCGAGTTATCATTCAATGTGATTGTATAATCTGGTTGAAAAAATGGAAGAATTTGTTCTACAATTTGTAATGCATCATCAGAGTTTTTTGCCATGGCATATAAAGTAATATCCATATTATATGGAACAGGCATATACTGTGTATCAAGTTTTCCTGAAGCACTGCTTGAAGATTTTACTTTTTTAAACTTTTGAACTCGATTCATTTTTCTGGTTGGGTCGTAACTTAATGAACCAATTTCAAAACCTATTCTTGGTAAAGTGATTGCTGCAGCTGTTGCAAGTGATGGGTCTTGATCTAATCGAGCTAACCATTTTTGTTTTGGGCCGTATGCAAGTGGAACTTTCATTGACTGTGTTATTGCTCCAGTATTGTCCTTACGAACAATCTGAATATTATTAAACATTGTTCCGAACGCAACAATTACATTGCGTACAGTTTCATGGTAAAAAGTTTGACCTAACATATTATATTCTCCTTTTTCATTATGTACTACTTCCTACGTCACCAAATGGATTTGATTCTGTAAAATCAATAACAGTATCATCAAGTACATCAAATAACTCATTTTGTGCTGTTTTATCTGTAACATAATCTCCTACTATATAGTCTTCCGAGATTAAGAACTCTGCGTCACCAGTATCAGCTGCATTTTCTAATTGAATAGAACCAACTTCATTTTCAAGTGTAAACTGGAACGCACTTGAGGATCTTGATAGATCATCTTCAATTGTGTCAATAGTATCAATACCAGTAGCAATATCTTCTGAACTATATTCAAATTGTTTGCATCTTAGTTTGTATACAGGATTGTTGTCTAGTTGATAGAAAGGTTCATCGTGATCTACAAAGTTTATCTCAAACATTTTTGCAATAACAGGGTGATAAACTAAATCCCCTTCCTGTGGTCTATCTGCATCTGTAGAAGCTATATCCTGTAATACATAAAAGTTGTCATCTCCTTGCACACTTGAAAGTGTAGATGAACTGCCTGATTGATCTATACTTCCAGATTCTAAAAGTATACCCCCACCAGTTGTATCTGTTCCACTTTCAATAACAAATTGACTATCCATTTCTTGGAATCGTTCTTTAGAAACTACAAATGTAATCTCATTACGATTCTCTAAACCAAATTGCGTTATGATTTCTTTGTCGCCACCAAATCCCTCTGCATCTTCTACATACATTTCGATTGGTGTTTGTTTTGTATACGAAGAAAGACTATCTTCTCCAAGTACATTATCTAAAGCAACTGTATCACGATTAACATAATACACATCATGTCCATATATCTGTATGGCTTCTTTGATTAAGTTTTGATACAAACTTCTCTCTGTTGCAAGAGAATGTAGATTACTTGTATGAAATGCACTATTAGTTGACATTTGATTATCCTACCATATAGTCAATTGGTGTTTCAAATGATAACTGAATTTGTTCTTCTAGTCTTTCTAGTTGTTCTTGTGCTTGTTGATAGATTTCTCCACCATTCATTGTGACGCCACCTAACATTGCGACACCATTAAATTTAGAAAGGTTTGCACCCCACTGTCTTTTTATTAATTCTGTTGCATATCTTTTCAAATAGATATCATCAAATACATCACTATATGATGCTGGGTCAATCTTACGATAACATTCAATGATTATAAATTCATCTGCTTCAATATCATTTGTCCAATCCATGTCAATGTATAATCTATTTTGGTGTTGATTAAAACGAACAGGCTTTTCACCAACAAGAATATGTGAAAGAAAATCTAAGTGTTGCATTGTTTGTTGGTAATGTATAACAGAAGTAGAACTAAAATCGTATAGGTCATTCAATCTAAGTTGATACCTAATATCAAACATATTGTTTGTTGCAACATCGTCAAATGGGAAAACATTTAATACAGAAACTACCGCCTCTGGCATTGGAATGAAATTATTTCCTTCTGAGAAAGATGCAGTAATAGTACTATCTACTGGATCTGTTGCAGTTGTAGTTGTATTAGAAAGAGCTCTAGTTTTATCTGCCGCAGTAATCTGATGTTTGAGATACATTTTCTCAATACCATCATAATGATATTGTGCGAAATATTGTAAAGCTTCATCTAACCTGTCATCTACTTGGTCATCAGATACGTTTATGTCAATAACACCAAAACCTAATGCTCTTAGGCAGTATGATTTTAATGTTGCTTTTGAACTTGGAATAGCCATTTTTTCTTCCTTTATATACTATTTAGTCAATAACTAAAGTCCAGCACCAATAGCAATTGCAAATGCTCTAGTTCGTAATTCAGCTGCATCAACATATGCTTTAATTGATTGTTGTGATGCAACCTTTGTTGCAGAGTCACTTGATAAATCGTCTTCGTCTAAAAATGCAGTACCACTTATTCCTGTATTTATAACTGGACTAGTCAGAGTTTTATTTGTTAATGTTTGTGATGCTGTTAAAAGAGTAATCGCACTTGTGTTTGATAAGTCTGTACTTGCAATAGCAATATTTGCAGTTCCATTAAATGATACTCCTGCTATCGTTCTTGCAGTTTCAAGTG